TGATCTGTTGGGCGGCGGCGGTTTCGTACTGGTTAGTGTCACCACGTACAATGTCTGCCATACCAGACACTTCTTGAAGAACACCCTTAACTGCCTCAAATTGCTGTTGAAGCACTGCAAGACAATTTACCACCACTTCCACGGGATACCAGTCTATAAGACCCTTAGCCCCACCCGCTTCGGCGTACATAGCCCAATTATCCACTGGGATAAGTTTGTTCTCTTGCCCCTGTAATAATCTACCGATTGTATTCTCTGCGCTGGCGTCATAGCACCCCGCCACCTTAACGGCATCAATAAGTAATGCGATACGCGCGTACAGGGTATCCAACTGGTTGTACTGATCCTGTGCTATGTAGTAGTCCGTAATGGGTAGATACGCTGTGGTCGTTGGGTTAGCCAGCAAGGGCATTGGACACGGGAAAAACCCGTCTATGGCGTAAGGATCTGCTTTACGATCTAGCGGTTCGTCAAGCCCTTTAGCTATGTGAAGAACTTCTTTATTAGCCTTGTCCCAGATCTCGTAAACCCTAAACTTGCCTTCCGTAATCTCTTTTGGAGTTACTGTATCGTTGTTCTTTACACCCTCTATTTGCTGAGCTAGCTCTGCACCCCACTCTTCCGTAATTTCTGACTTGGTCATATCCAGCTTGCGACCAACCCACGTCACTTTATCCCATGTTCTGGCTGGCTCATAAATAAAGTCCTCCCAGTACACTGTTTCTATGGAAAGTAGCTCAGTACCCTCTACTGGAACCTGTTCTGGGGGTTCGGTAGGCTCGTCTGTAGACCCACCAGAGTCATCTTCTAGGGTAGGCGCGGCGTCCATATCTACGTCAAAACGGATCCAAACAGTACCTAATCCAGGGACTAAACGATCTAAAATGGCGCTTCTTACCGCGGTTTTGAAGTCTTTAGCGGTAGCAACCTCGTATTCTAAGGCTTTCTGCAGAATTAGCGCGGCAACCCGCGCCACATCGTCTTGGAAGTCACCCTTATGAAGCCTAGACACGTCTGGCTTAGGCATACTGTTGAATAATGACTCCTTAAGAGTGTTCACATTGGAATAAAATATGTTAGCCCGCTTCAAAAACGGCATACCATCCGTTCTGGTGTCCTTATAGCGGTCATAAACCTTGCGACCATGCTCCGTAGCATGCTGTAAGAACTTTTCAGACTTGGCTATACGTGTCTGCCACTTTTTTCCGCTAATTGCCATCATATTCTCCCAGTACTTCGTCTAGTTTCTCTGTCTTTCCATAGATTTTCTAGGTGTAAGACGTTACTAACTACTGATTCTGGCTTCTTGACGTTGAGGGTCTGAGAAGCTCGCTTAACACTGGCTGGATTAAGCGCCAGTGCGAGCATCCTAAAGGCGTCGGCAGGGTTTGAAGCCCAGTCGTGCTTTGGAGACTCCTTAAATATTCGTTTCTTGTCATCATATTCTCGTTGGTATACTCTTAGTGCATTCACGCCCATCTTAACTTCAGGATTATTGGTGTTGAAGTATACATTAGGAAGTGTCTGCCGTACAGCCTGTATGCCGTCTTGTACGCTTAAAGATGGTACAATACGCGTCATGGCTCCATCTGCCATCATCAATTCCCTAACACTCTTACCAGTCTGGAAACTTTTGTTCTTAGCATCGTGCGGCAAGTAAAACGACCCGTAGGCGTATGGCTTGGATCGTAGCATATTCAGCACGTCACTAACACTCAGCCCCGCCGCCGTAAAAAAGTCTATAATTACTATCTCTCTACCATTGGTCTGGGCAAACCAGATAGAAGTATCATCACTGTACCCTATGTCAAACGCCAAAACCACTGGTCTATCTGGGTTCCATGGGTAGCTACCCATCTGGTGCTCTAGACCGTTTAGTTGCTTGCCATAGTATGCCCCACGTATCGCCGCACTAAAGTCGCATTCGAACTCTTGTCGGAACGTGTCTTCGTCACTTCCCGGCATCTTAGCCAACATCTGCAATTCTTGGGCGTCTATAATTCCAGAATCACTTGCCTTGAGCATTCTATAGAACCATCCTGCAGAAGGATCGCTTGCGTCTTGCCACAAATCATAGAAGTGGTTCGGACCTTTTGGGGTTCCAATAAAGACTGCCCATCCTTTTCTGTCCGCGAGGGTGGGGGCGATAACTTCCCCGAAGAGTCGTGGTGACATATCCCCGTACTCATCAAGAATAACACCGTCAAAATAGACGCCACGAAGACTATCAGGATTATCAGCACCGTACAGGCGTATAAGAGCTCCGTTCTTGAGTCTGACACTTAATTCACTCTCCATAGTTTTTTCTATTAGAGGTTCAGCATAGTACTTTAAGTAATTCCACGCAACATCCTTTGCCTGTCTGTAGAAGGGGGCTATGTACCCGTATCTGGGCATCTGCAATTTGCACTGTATCGCCTTGTCTATTAGGTCGTTTATACACATCACGGTCTTACCAGCTCGTCTGTGCATTACCATCACGCCAAATCGTTCTTGTCTCGCATGGAATGCGAGGCTGTGTTCCCGTGGTTCGTAGGCGCTAGTGACTATCATTAGTATTCATATCCAAACACTTGGAATCTTGTCACTCCCTCTAAAGTTAGGACACCTGCTGGTCCATACCCAGCCATAGAAAACGCTAATCCAGTTCCCGCGGGGAATTCTAACCCATCTGGGAACACCCCGCTAAACGTATCCATGCCCCCCGTCATAGCAACTGTAGTCGCACCAGCACGAGAGCCACACTCCATAGAAAATACAAGCGGGGATGCTAATACTCCAAGCCCTGCCGTATTAGCTCTAATCCTAACCACCGCACTTCCGACCGTTGCCAGTGACTTAGTAGACATAGTGTAGTGAGTTAACCGTAATGTTTTCCCTGCTGGGATTACGGCTGGTTGAGTCGTTCCCGCTACTGCCGCGTTACTATACCACTGAACAACAGACTGCACCGCCTCCGCTACTGGAGCCGCTGTATAGGCATCAAGGGCAAAGATTCTAGTGTTTCTACCAGCATCCTTTAAATTCTGAACCGACCAACCATTAGCACCCTGAGTTCCTTTGGTCAGTGTTGGCGCTGTTGTAGCTACTGTGGTGTTGACTATAGAAGTCGATAACGTACCTGTCCCAGCGTTAGCGGTCACCGTACCACTTACAGGTATGGTTCCGCTAACAGATACAGCATTGGTAACAGTAGAAATAGTCCCCCCAACGATAGAAGTTGATAACGTACCTGTCCCAGCGTTAGCTGTGATCGTTCCGCTTACTGGCTGAGTAGTCTGCCAGAACGTGCCCGATACAGGCACAGTCCCCGAAATAGAGCTGGTAAGTGTCCCGGAAACTGGCTGAGTAGTCTGCCAGAATGTACCAGATACGGGTACGGTTCCAGAGACCGAAACGGCGTTAGTTACAGTAGAAATAGTCCCACCAACGATAGAAGTTGATAGCGTCCCTGTTCCTGCGTTAGCTGTAATGGTGCCCGATACAGGCTGGGTAGTCTGCCAGAACGTTCCTGATACAGGAATAGTTCCACTGATGGTAGCTGGCACAGTTCCAGAAATCGTCGAAGTCACTATATCGGCGCTAGTCAGTGGGCGTATGTCCATCTGCCCAGACGTTAGCGTCTTAATGGCTCGGGACAATGTTCCATCGCTACCACCAACCTGTAGTATTTTAGATGGAATAGCAGACGCGGCAGTTCCTATCACGTTAGGTATGTTCGTCGTATTCGTAGAAATCGTACTTACCGCACCAGCCTCTGTCGCCAGTGCTGATGTATTCAGGTTTGTCCCCGCATTAGCAGTCACAGTACCCGATACAGTAGAAGTCCCACTGATAGCGGCAGTCACTGTCCCACTTACTGGCTGAGTAGCTTGCCAGAATGTACCACTTACAGGCACAGTTCCTACAATACTAGTCGCTAGAGTTCCTGTCCCCGCATTAGCAGTCACAGTTCCGCTTACAGGGATAGTTCCAGAGACAGAAACCGCGTTAGTAACAGTAGAGATTGTCCCACTCACAACCGTAGTGGGGATAGTCCCAGAGATAGAAGAAGTAATAGTCCCGCTGATAGGTACTGCGCTCTGGTTACTGGCTATTACTACTGGCGAGCTGTTCGCCATTGTATCCTGACCGTTCGGGTTATTCGGGTTGTAACTCATATAATCCTCCAAGCTGTGCCATCAGATACTATGCTCAGAGAGGCGTTGACTGGTCTTAGTAGTATGGGGTTAGTACCATCGACTGTGCCTATGATAGACACAGTACCCCCTATATTCTTCACAATGTAGTATGAGGAGTTCCCTATCGCGCTTGGTAGCGTCAGATCTGTGTTGTTCACCATGTACGCTATGTTCCCGTTGGCGGCAGTCGTCGGGGTTGTTATCGTTACGACAGTAAGATCTACGGGACTAGGCGGAGTAGGTGGGGTGGGAGTAGGTGGGGGGATAGCATCGATCTCTGCTTGTAGAGTATCTATGGCTTCTTCGAACGTAGTCTTCCTTACGTAGATAGCATCTACCTGCCGCTTAGAGTAATTAAAATCCTTGTCACTCATTCTCTATCCGATTCAGCGGGGACTGTGGTACATTAGAACGGTACTCTATCACATGACCTTCCTGCTGTGGGGTTTCCTTAGGCGCGAAGGTAAGTAAGTACTTTAGGAACAGCGCGTAATTCTCTTCCTCATTCGCCCACGCAACAAGTCTGTTGACTCCTCCGATCATCTCGAATGTCTCCAGAAAGTGTTGCTCAACTTGTTTACGGCTCAGAATCCGAGTTACTTTCATGGTGGGAGTATAGCACAGGGAGACGTGGAATGCAAATTCTAAGAATTTGCGGATGCTCTGAGAAGTGGGCGGGGGGGCGGGGGCTTTTTGTCGCATGGGGGGCACCACTGTATGTGTATACAGTGCTCCCATACGCAATAACCGTGCCAACAAATAAAAGGCACCCTAGCACAAGTAGCACTAGGGTGCAAGCTTTATTTTTTACTGGCTACCTTAACCGCTACGGCTTGTGGCGCTACGGCTTGTGGCGCGGTAAAGTATTTACCTGTAAGCGCTTTAAGGTAGCTACCCGCCGTACCACTAGCGTTAACTAACTGCCCACCTGCTTTAAGGTTAGCAAACACAGTGTTAAACTGTAATAGGGTAAACCCTTTAGGGTGCTGTGCTAGTAAAGCTTGCTGTAATACAAAACGGCTATTAAGCGCGCCCACTTTGGCACCCTTTTTACCTTGTTGTGTTTGGTATTTATTTGGCACTGCATTAGTATATGTGTACATGGTATTTTACCTTTAACTTTGTAGCCATGCGTTTTGCTTGCTACTGTTAACAGTATAGCACAAGTGGCACTTGTGAAAACAACATTTTACAAATAAATAAAAATTAAATTAGTGTACCTCTAGTGCTACTTATAGTATAATAGGGTGGCGCGTGGTGTGCTTGGAGACGAAGACGACGAAGACACTGATCGCTCTCTTGGTGACCCAGATCGTAGTCTCTTAGAGGCTGATCAGCCTCCATAATCATATACTCTGATCGTAGTCGCTAGGGGGCTATAATCAAAGACCCTGATCGTAGTCGCTGAGGGGCTATAATCAAGGTTTCTAAGTCTCTTGGTTGGGGGGGTTCAACGGGGGTGTGGATGCGAGGCAACGCCCCCACGAAATATGTCTCGGTTACGCAGGTTACGATGGTTAGGGCTAAATAACAAATATATAAAACACGTTTTTTTTGGACCTTTTTTTACCCTTTTATTATACCTTTACTTGTATTTAAAAATCATCGTAACCATTGTAACCACGCCCCGCGAGCCACGCCCCATGGCGGTTACGGTGGTTACGCACCCAACAGAGAATCATCGTAACCAATTCATCGTAACCAATTTTTACTGTATGTACGACCAGTATTTTTAGGTTACGGTGAATTTTTAGGTTACGGTGAATTTTTCACCGTAACCACTATACTTTGCAAATCTTTTTATACTCCGTTGCCCACGCCGCGCCCTCTCTTTGATGCCACAATTCATGGCTCGATGTGCTATAAAGTCTGACCGCTTTACTATCAACTTTAACGACCTTGCTACGAATAATGTCATTCTTGGCGAGCTTGTTAATCAGGTTATTCGTGCCGCTTTTCCATGGGTAACCTACAATCATATCCCACGCCATAATCAACTCTTGAGAACTGATTATGGAGGCTAACTCATACTGCTTTAGCTCTCGTACAAAGAAGCCAAAGTCGCCTTCGCCTATTTGTACCGCCGCCTCTTTGAACTCTGTACCAACCGCCCTGTCCCCCGCGTTATAATCACTTAAATCCACTTTACTCGCCCACCACAACAGACCACTAATCGCCCCACTAATCCAATCGAAATACCACTTGCCAAACTCAGCGTCTAGTATCTTAGGCGCTTGGATCACAAATGCCCTACGGTCTTCTCGGTCTATGAACGTGGGGGCTTCGTCATTGCTTGTGAAGATAAAGCGTAGCCTGTTGTCTGCTATCCTAGCGTCCACGCCCTTACCCTCTATGTTAATCGTTGGGTTACCGCAGAACTGCTTCACGGCTGTACCCATCTGCCTAAACTCGCCTTGTGTCATATTTAAATCGTCGGTTATTACCAGAAGTTTATCTGACCAATTAGCATTGAAGCGCTTCACCCACGCTTCCTTACTACCATCAACCGTGTATCCACGTAGCATAGAGCGCAGGGTATGTGAGAGTAGTCCCTTACCAGCACCTTGAATCTGACTACAGAGGGCTATG